CTGGAACAGGTGCTTCTCGTAGTGCCGCGAGGCTTGGTCGAACACCTCCATCAGCTGCTGCTCGGCGCGGGTAGCCTGCAGCAGGAAACCGCTCACGCTTTCCATCGGTATGCTTTCAAGCCACTCGGCCGCAACCTTGGTTTGAGCGGTCTGGGTTTCTCGCGTCACGGTGATGTGGGTGATACGGCTCAGGATCGCCTCGCTGGCTTCTACCTGCGCGTTCTGGCTGATCATGATCGCGCCACGGAAAGGCGGCTCGCGGGTTTCGTTGCTGGTGGTCTTCATCCCCATTGAGCGAATCGCACGGCCGTTGAACGCGGTTTTCAGTTCGTCCCAGTCAAACTGCCCGGCCTTGTTCTTGTCGCCGCTGTCGCGGTCAGCCTCGATCAGCACCACCGGCATGTTGCTTACCTGCTCAAATGCGCGGTAGCGGCCAACCTTGGTGGCTTTGCTCGGGTCAAAACCTTCGTAGTCGAAGCGGCCGCAGGCCTTCCAGAGAAACTCGATCAGTGTCGATTTACCGGCGTTTGCCTCACCCACCAGCTCGAAAAACGGGAAGCTCTTGTGCTTCTGGCGGATCTGCTCAGCGAACAGCGAGCCCAGCCACCATGCGGTTGTGACCACGCCTGCACTGCCAAAGGCCTGTGCCACCTGGCTGGCCCAGTGCGGGTTGTACTCGTTCGCGTGTGTGTTGATCTGGATCTCGGGCGAGCCGGCCAGCGTTTTGAGCGACAGCCTGCCGAACTGGTAAAAGTCCTCATCGTTGATGGGCACCACCTTGCCATCCTTGATCGCCACCTGGGTGAACACGTACACGCCGTACTCTTTGGTGTAGCCGATGTAATCAATCGTCTCGACGGTGCGCAGGCCGATCATCTGGTCCTGCATGATGCGGTCCAGCTGCTTGCCGCTGCCGATCCACCAGGCGTTTTTGATGCCCAGCAGGCGGTTCTTGAACTCGCTGGCACTGGTCAGCTGCTTGGGCGTAAAGGCGTGTTTGTGTACCGACTCGTCCGGCATTTCGATGCGGAAGTAGTAGGTGCTCTCGTCGGTGACTTCATTGCGCTGGAAGTAGAGTGGGGTGGGCACTGCGCTGCAGACGCAGGTCAGTACGCCGGCGTTTTTCAGCACCCGCTCACGGCCGTCATCGTCGAGCATTTCCATGCCGCTGGCGTCCAGGGACTCCAGCTCGCGCTTGTAGGCGTCATCGTCAAACTTCCACCACCACAGCTTGCCCCTGAACTCAAACCACAGCTCACGGCGTTCCTGCTCGTGGTACATGATCAGCGCTTTCTCGCCGGGGCTCTTGGCCAGCAGCAGATCGCCGTAGTAGCGGTACTTGTCCAGATCCTTCGTGCCCAGGCGATCCAGCTGCAGCAGGTCGTTCCAGTCGTAGCGGCGGCCATCCATCATCGGGATTTGTGCGGCCTCGCAGGGCCAGCCACCGGCCTCGGCACGGTCGCGGTGCTTCAGCGTGGCCTTGCGACCGGCGTGATCGCCGTCCTGTGCCCATACCAGCGTAGGCAGCTTGCCGCCGGCGGGGATTTCCTTGCGGATCGACTCCAGCAGCTGGTCGATATAGTTGGCCGAGCTGAGGTTCGACACCGCCGTAATGCCCACATGCATCAGCGCGATCGCGTCGAAGATGCCTTCGGTAATCCAGATCTCTTTCGCCTCGGCCAGCTCCTTAACGCTCAGGATCGGCGGCACCCAGGCCAGCCCCTTAAAGCCGCCAATAATGCGTGCCTTCTGCTTGCCGAAGCGCTGCGGCTTGTCGAGCAAGCGTTCCCAGTGGCCGTTGGGCAGGGGGAAGCGCACGGTGGTGGTGCCCTGGTTAATGGTGTGGTCGTGGTAGAACTCTTGGGTGTACCAGCCACGGATGCGCATCAGGTCAAAGCCGCGGCCGTCACGCAGGTAACCGTCTGCCACGGCGGTGGGGTTGGCCTGCCTTTCGGCTTCATCCTTCGGGGTGTAGCGCTCTGTCCAGCTCTCGAACAGCTCCGGGAACAGGTCTTTCACGTGATGCTGGGCACCGCAGCGGTTCTCGCGGCCGCACTTGATCATCCAGGGCGCGTCCGCATTGGTGAACGCCTCGCGCTGGTTGCAGGTGGGGCACTCGATCTTGCTGATGTACTGCTTAACCACCTTGCCCTTGTGCTGCTGGGTCAGGCGGCTAATGATGTCGTCACGCAGTTGTGGGTTCATACCTGCTCGCCTTGTACTGCATCGTCCTGGAGGAGGTCGTCTATATCCATCTGCTTGCTGTTTTCGCGCTGGATAGCCAGGCGGCGGATCTCGGAGTCAGCCAGGGGCAGATCGATCTCGGGGTTTTTGCAGGCCGATGGACTGATCGCGTGGGTGATCTCCATCTGGCCCCTGAACGTCGCGCCGCAGTTAACATTGGTGCATTGCAGGTATATGGCCCTGAGGAGTAGGTGCATTGACTCAGAGCTGCGTACACGCAGCCCGTGCCGGCAATGCGGGCAGCTCAATTTATATGTGCTGATTTTGTTCGTGCTCATTACTCACCGCTCCCATCGGCTTCGAAGCGGCTGGCTGTGACGGATACATGCTGAGTGGCCTGCTGAACGCGCATCACGCACGCATCAATCCTGGCTCGCTCTGTCGTATCGATCTCACCGTCACGCAGTGCCCGTTCAAACTCACTGATAAGCCTGACTGCCCGGTCCATCAAAGACGTGCCGCTGTGCAGCACGTCCAGGTCAGCCGGGGCTGATGGCACCTGTTCGGGGTAAAACCAAGTGGCGCCCACTTCAGCGCAGAGGGCATCGAGAATGCGGGTGTCTTTGGTGATGCGCAGGATCTCGACCGCTTCATCAAGCCGCAGGTGGTGGCCGTTCTGATCTGGGTCCAACTTCTTGCGCAGAGTGTCAGGGCTGGGACGGTTGCCCATCATCGCGGCGACGACAGGCAGACCACCTTTGTAACTATGAACGGCGTGGTAAACCGCCATTTGGGGAGTATGAATGCCACCGTGGCATTGGCGCGTCCGTCTGCTCATGTCCGTATCTCTTTTATATAGCCGTGGTTCAGGGGGTGTGACTGGGCTTAAATGAGTTCTGAGGATTCAGCTTTTGCGGGACTCGATCGCCTCCTGGATCAATCGGGCGCCCATGCTGGAGCGTGAACGATCTTCGTCATCCGCCATCTTGCTGATTTCGTCGAGCAGGTCTTTGGGCAAGACCACCTGAAGTGTACGGCGGGGCCGAATAGTGTCGCGGTTTTGCGTTGTGGTGTCTGTCGAGGGCATGGCCTAGAATTCCTTTAGTTATTAGCCGTTAATAACTGTTACTAATAGCAATGATTGCACTCGAATGAGTGCATGTCAACAAAAGTGTATCCGAATGAGTGAAATTGGGGACCGGTTAAAGGAGGAAAGGGAGCGCCTTTGCCTGAGCCAGGAAGAGTTTGGTGCTGTTGGGGGTGTCGCCAGAAACGCCCAATCCAACTATGAAAAGGGTAAACGGGCACCCGATAGTGAGTATTTATGCGCGATTGCCAGCGCCGGCGCCGATATACTGTATATCCTAACAGGCACTCGAACGGATACATCGATCACGGGGTTGTCATCGGATGAGGTAGAGCTGCTGGGTGTGTACCGTGGCTGTACTCACCAGGGGCAGCAGCACCTGATGGCAGCGGGCAAAGCCTTTCAATCGCTTGCCGCTGATAATCATAGTGTTGACGCAAAAGGCACCGTTTATCTGACTGCCGCAGAAGATGAAGGGGCGTTTGGTTAGAAAACGCGCACGTACAGTATTAGACTGTTAGTAATTGTTATTAAGTGACAGGGAGTTGACCATGCAACTGAAGGGTATTCTGATGGGCTTACTGATGGCGTCTACTCAGGCTATCGCTGCCGATTCCACCATTCCGTATGAGGTGATCAAGCGGGATGAGCTGGGCAGTATCAAGCTCAGCATTGATGTTCAGGTGCCGTTGGTAGACGGGCGCTTGCCCAATACTGATGAGCTGGGGGCGGTGTCTGAACACCTGGTGGCAACGTCAGGAGAATACGATCGCACCTTCGTCAGCTTCTACCTGCCCGATATGAAAGTGGGCGCCGGCGCGTTCGCCACTGCCCACCACAATCCTGATATGCAGGTGCAAATTCAGGACTTCATGCTGATGCAGTACCCGCAGTACCTGGAGCTGCTGGACCAGTGACATGACCAGCAACCTGCCGATCGTCACCATCACTTATACCGACCTTGGTGGGAACACCACCCGCCGCAGCGTCGAGATCCGATCGGCAAACGATGACCGCTTTGAGGCGATCTGCCACAAGGCACATGCCGTGCGCACCTTCCGCTTTGACCGTGTCTTGGCCATTGAGGGTGATACCGGCCAGCCGATCGACCGCGATACCTGGATCAAGACAGTGAGCGGCCGTGATATTCCATACCGTGACCCAACGATCAGACGGCCCCCGGAAGATGACGGCCGCATCAGTGTGATGTTCACCGGGCTTGGCAAGGCGCTAAAGCCTTACGCTGTTGCACTGGCGGAGCAGCACGACTTGCGAGTGATCAAGTCGACCTTCAGTGCCCGGCTGGGGTTTTTGGTGGTGGGGCCGACTGCAGGCCCGGCAAAGCTGTCAAAGGCGCGGGAACTGGGAGTTGAGGTGATCAGGTATGAAGACTTTTTGACGATGCTGGAGACGGGTGAATGCAGTGGTTTAAAAGGCTAAAGTTTTTTGATAATAGCTTTGATCCAGATAAAGATTTTTTTTCGCTTAAAATAGTAAGGTGTGTGTTCATTTGGATACCAGTAATTTCTTTTCTTGTGGCCGTGATTATAGCAATACATTCCAACCTTGACTGGGATTGTAGTTATGAAGGTTTTAATCAGGCATTAGTTATTTTTAAAGTGCCTATAGGCATATTGGCCACACTTATTCCAATCGTAGCCTTGCTTGCTTCAAATCATAGGTCAGTACAGACCAAGAAGCAGATAGAGCTTTCAAAAGATCAAAATAACTTTATAAATTACTTTAAGCACCAAGAGGAATTTATAAAATACTGTGGCAATCTAGAAGGTAAATTTGGTAGATATACCGTTTTAGACCCTCATAAGCTGCACGGTAATATGTATTACAAACTCAAGGATGGGGATCAAGATGTAATGCCACTTTTTACTGATTTTGTTGATGATCTTTTCGAGGATGTATATAAGTATTTGAAGATGCTTAATATACGAAAAAAGAAATGTCACGCTTTATGCTTTGATAAATGTGATGAGATAAAGAAGAATTTGACGGTGATTTTCCAGTTGGGAAATGTTGAAGGATATGATAGCTCAGGCTGTTCTATATATTATAATAACAAAGAGTATGTATTCTTAAAATCTAGCTTTAGAGAGTATATACAAGACCTTATGGACTTAAGCTATATTATCGCTAACATTCTATCATTTTTTGGTGGTAGCTATTCTCTTGAAAATGCTGAAAAAATAAGGCGTATTATTGTTTCCGATCTACCCGATGAAATATTTAACGACAACGAATATATAGTTGAGCCATTTGATATTGATAAGTTTTTATCAGAGCCTTTAGATTATGAAGGAATTGCAAAAGCTATATCACCGGAAATGAAATCTTAGGTATTCATCTTCAACTGCCTCTTCACGGTGTACCCGCTCTCACTCAGCGAGTGCACCACACGCTCCGTCTGTCCCATCAAGATTTGCTTTATTGCTTCACCTCCATCTCCACCCGAGTCGTAAACCCACTCTCATTCACCGAATGGGCCAGGCGCACGATGATCCAGTCGGCCCCGTCGATATCCGGCTTGTAGCCCCTGACGGTTACAGCAGTTTCGGGTTTTAGCGTCGCTTCGCCCTTTGCCCGGTTAATAGTCAGCTTTGACAGGGCACGGTTGAGTGACCGCAGTTCCGCAGTCGCGGCCAGCATGGCATCCTCTTGTGACGAGTAGGTATGACGCAGCACTTTTGTGACGTCTTCAGTGCCGGCGGTTTCGGTCTTTTGTTCGCCGGTTTCTGTGTCGTGCCAGTGCGCTTGCACACCAGTGTAGCGGTTGGGTCGGTCAGACCGGCTGAAATGATGGGTGTCGCCATCCTGTCGGTGCAGTGTAATGCCTGGTACCGGTTGGCCCCCGGCTGTTTGGCCTGATCCGGCAGGCGAGAACAGCAGGCGCCCGTCTTTGATGGCATGTAACGCATCGTATCGCTGCCCCAGGCGTAGTAGCAGGTTGTGATCGGATTCATCGGTCTGGTCGATGTGCTCAATCACCACGTTTGCCAAATCGGCGTGCAATACGGGCATCAAGTCACTGCGTGCCGCGACGATGCCTAAAATGCCGCCCAGGGTAGTTTTGTGCCAGCTCTCTTGCCGCTTTTGTTTCAGTGGGCTGACAAAGTCGGCAGATCGGGCGCGAACGGTGAGGATATCCGGTGGGCCTGAGTGATCGGCTTCGTCGAGCAGGTATTTGCCCTTGTATGTGAGGTCGCCATCCCAGCCGATCCAGACCTGTATTTCAGCGCCATTTGGGGGGATGGGCACGCGGCCATCGTGGTCTGATATGACGATGTCCAGCTGGTCGGCTTTATCGCCGCGTTCGTCGGTCAGGGTGAGGTTGACCAGGCGGCCGCTGACCTGTGGGGTAATGTCGTTGCCATTGACCTGTAGCCGGTAGCTGGGTTTGTAGCCCCTCATCGCAGCAGCTCCCTGGCGTTGGTTAGCATGCCCACCATGTCGATCAGGTTGTCATCAACCCGGGCGATCGTCAGCGAGAATTCCAGCCGGCGTGGCCGGCTGTCGATTCTGTGCAGGGTGCCGGTTTCGGTCAGGCCTTCCATCACCCACAGCCCGAAAACGGTGCCGGTGGCGTCGACCAATACCTGTGGCAGGCCCTGATCGGCCTGAACGCGCAGCTGGTCAATTGAGGTGGCATCGCCGGCCAGCTCGGGTGCTATCCAGCCACTGAGGGTGATCAGATCATCCCCCTGGCCCACGTACTGCCGGGCAGGGCGTTGCCCCACCCGGTTGTTTGCAGCCCACCGCCAGTTGTTTTGGCGCTGCAACTGCTGGTAACTCAGGGTGTTAATGCCGAATACAAACCGGCCAAGGCACATCAACATGATCAGTCCTCATCACTGAAGTGTGAGCGGGTGGCGGCCAGCTGCTGCTCGTGCAGGCGCTGTATCTCCACCGCCACCAAGCGTGCAACGGCATGTTCATCCATGCCAGGTGCCGCATGGACGTGGATCTCGCCGATGCTCAAGCTATTACTGGCCGGTGCGGCCTGCCGTGGTTGCAGGGCGGGGCGGTTGTCGAACTGGATGCCGCCGGCGCCTGCAAAGGCTGGTTGTGCGGCGGTGTCATTAAAGCCCAGCTGCTCACCCAGCCAGCCGCCTGCGGCTTTGAGTTTGTCGAAGGCGCTGTTCTTCAGGTTGCCCAGGGCATTGCGCAGCTTGCCAGCCAGCTCACGGCCTTTTTCCAGCAGGCGGTTGCTGATGCCTGCGATGCGCTCTAAAACCCCGCCTTCGCCGTCCCCCAGCCCCTGCTGCAGGCCGCCCATCACATCACCGCCGTGCGCGGCGAACACGCGGCTGGGGGAGTGGATGCCCAGCTTTTCTTTGAACCAGCCCGATACGGATGCGGCGATGTTGGTGATTTTGTCCTTCACCTGCGTAATGCCGCCGGTCAGACCGTTGATCAGCCCCTGAATCAGGTTGCCACCAAACTCGCTGAACTTGGCGGGCAGCTCGATACCCATCAGCCCCAGGCCTTTTTGAATGGCGGTATACATCAAACTGATGGGGTTCCAGTTGAGAAGCAGCTGACCGGCTGCGCTGAGTGCCTTGCTGAATACTTCGCTCAGTTGGGCGGGCATCTCAATGCCCAGCTGTGACAGCCCTGCGCGTATACCCTTGTACAGCAGGCCGATAGGGGACCAGTTGATCAGCAAGGCAGTGACGCCGGCAATGCCGCCATCGAACGCCGCTTTCACTTGCTGCCATAGGCTTGCAAAAAATGCCTTGATTGGCTCCCAGTTGCGGTAGATCAGATAGGCAGCGGCGGCGATCGCTGCGACCACCAGCCCGATCGGGTTAGCCATGAACGCCCTGCCGACCCACATGATTGCGTGGCCCAACATAGGCAGGACGGTTTTACCCAGTGTTGTCAAAACGGTACCGAGCGCACCACCCTTGAGCCCTGCAGCCACAAATACCCAACGCATGATCGCCAGCGGTCCCATCAGGGCCGATACGGCCAGTGCCAGGGTGCCGAATGTCACCAGCAGTGCGCCGGCGACGACTGCTACTTTTGCGATCGTGCCTGCCAGCACCGGGTTTTCTTTAATCCAGCTACCGACCCCACGCACAATACTGGTGACCATCTGAATCGTGCCACGCAGTGGGCCGTCGTTCAGCTCTGTCAGCTCGATGGCCACGTCCTGCGCCGCACTCTTGAGTGACATGTAATCACCGGCCGCGTTATCGGCCTGTACGGCTGCGGTGCGCTGGGCTTCACCAGTGGCGTTCTGCAGCTCGCTGATCAGCTTCTGCAGATCTCCGGTACCGGCCTGCTTTGTCAGCACCGCCAGTGCCGAGAACGCCTCTTCACCGGCAATCGCCTTGAAGCTGGCCGCTCGCTGCGCTGCGCCAAGGTCTTTGGTTTTGTCGTGCAGCTCGGTCAGCAGGCTGGTCATTGGCCTCAGGTTGCCCTGGGCGTCTTTTGTGCGGATGCCCAGCTCGGCCAATGCCTCGGCGGCGGCCTTGGGTGGTGCTGCCATACGACCGTAAATCGCTCGCAGGGCGGTACCGGCCATGCTGCCTTGAATACCTGCATCGCCCAGTTTGCCGGCCATGGCGGCGGCCTCTTCCAGGGTACCGCCCAGCCCTGATGCCACCGGGGCGACGTACTTCATGGTATCGCCCAGCATGGCCAGATCGACGTTGGCACGGGTAAAGGTGCCCACCAGCACATCACCGGCACGGCCCATGTCGGCTGCTTTCAGGTTAAAGCCAGTGAGGATGTTGGAACCGATATCGGCGGCTTGCCCCAGTTCGATGCCGGCGGCTTTGGCCAGCGACAACATACCAGGCATTGCATTGATGATTGCATCGGGGGTAAAGCCTGCCATCGCCAGATAACCCTGGCCGGCGGCGGCATCAGACGCGGAGAACGAGGTGGTGGCCCCAAGGTCGCGGGCTTGTTTGCGCAGTGCGATATACGCTTCAGATTCTTTGTTCAGGCGGGTCAGTGCCTGAACCTGACTCATGGCAGCATCGAATTCCATGCCAGGCTGAATGACTCGCATGGCGCTGTAACTGATGGTGCTGCCCATAGCGGCGGCACGGAAGCCGGCCCCGGCAATGTGGTTGGCCGTTTCTTGCGTAGCTGCGAAGCTGGCCGACGCGGCTTTCAGGCGCTCTTGCCGCTGGGTGAGCCGGTCCAGCGCCTTCTGCTGCCGCCGCATGGATGCAGTCGCGGTATCAATGTCCTGGGACAGCTTGAGGTTGTGATGCGAAAGCTGCTTAACATTGATCCCGGCTTCGCCCAAGCGCTGTTTGGCTGTCTTGAGGGTATCCAGGTGGCGGATCTGTTTCTGCCGTAGGTTGCTGACCTGTTGTGCGGCACGCTCATACTGGCGGCTGAGGCGTTTACTGGGGTTCTCGGTGGCTTCCAGCTGCTGTTTCAGGCGGCGGGCGGTTTCAGAGGCCTGCTGCAGCTCGGTGCGGTTTTGTTTGGTGGCACGCTGCAGCTGCTGGAATGAGCTGATATCTTTCTGCTGACGCTGCAGGCCGGCCAGTTGTTCCTTAGCGGCCTTGAGCTGCTGTGCGGTAGCGCTGCTGCCCCGCATCACCTTCTTCAGCGGGGCAGAGGCTTTGTCGATGGTGCTGAGAATCAGGTCCAGAGTCAGGCGCTTATTGCTCACTTTTCGTCTCCTTCCCAGCGCCTGCGCGCCCGTTCTCGCCAGTCCATCAGTTCAACCAGTTCCATGTCGGCCATGTCGTGCGGCCGCCAGTGGAACACCATGGCGATGTCCGCCATGGCTTCGTCTACGCGGTCAGGAAGGCTTCTTCCTTCCGCTCCTTCTGCACGAAAAAACCCACCAGCTCCGTGCCCACAGCGGTCAAGTCGGCGGTGTCCATATTGGCCACATCCTGCTTTGTCAGTGTCGGTGAGCTGATACGGGGCAACAGTACCTGCAGGCTGTTGAAGTCCAGGTTCAGGATCTCTTGCAGACTCAGGCCACGCAGCTCACCGGATTTCGGTTTGCGCAAGGTAATCACCTCAATCACCTGGTCGCCGCGCTTGATCGGCTCATCCAGTTTCACGGAGTAAGGCGGTAGCTCTTTGGGTTCAACGATGGTGACTTCGTTCTGATTCTGGTCAGGTAGTTCTTTTTTCATGGTGTGCATCCCGTTGCAGTGAAAAGGGCCGGGCAGTTGCAGCTGACCGGCCAACGTCGATGATTAAAGGCCGATTGCGCGGCGCTGGTTTGCGAGTCGGTCTTCCCCGTTGACGATTTCAACCATGTTGATCAGGTCGATCTCGATCACAGGTTCACCGTTGATGTTGAGCTTGTAGTAGCTCAGTTCTGAGGTGACTTTAAATTCGGTGCCTTCGCCAGGCTTGGCGGTGCCCATGTCAATCTTGCTATGACGGCCGCGCGCGACTACTTCAACGGCATCAACATCGCCGGTGTCATCGCGCTGATATGCGCCGGCAAAACGCAGCTGAACGCCATCGTGGGTGGTGATGCCATACTGGCGCAGGGCATCGTCCATGAGCCCCCCGCAGGTCCATTCCATGGACAAGGCCTCCTGGCCATGATCCGTCTTGACGGGGCCGTTCATACCGCCACCCCGCCAGTCTTCCATTATTCGTTCCAGCCCCGGCAGGGTGACTTCACCGACTTCACCGACATAGGAAAGGCCATCGTTAAACAGGTTCATGTTCTTGAGTTTGCGTGGCAGAGCCATGGGGTGTCCCTCCTGTTATGCGGTGATCTGGCTGGCCAGATCGACCAGGTAGCGATCAGTGATGCGCTGGTGGAACATGAGGTTTTCCAGCGGCGGTACCGGTGTGTAGTCGTAGTCGATATAGAGCTTGCCGCTCTTCAGGGTTTCAGGGCTGTTGACGCTGTCGTCATACCAGGCCGTGCCGTCGATGATGTACCCCAGTGACTTCAGCTCGCGGAACTTGGCGTTGATGCTCTCGATGATGTCGCGGATCAGGCTGGCATGCATCGGCTTGTCGATCGCCCACATGTGAGCATCGGCCATAGTGTCGGCCAGTACCTGCGCCGTGCGAACGTGGCTCTCAAATGCAAACAGCGGATCTTCGGTGCAGGTGCGCGACCCCCAAAAACGGAAGCCTTTGCTGTTGACCAGGGTGGTGACTTCGGCCGCGTTCAGGTAGCCGGCATCGGTTGCAGGGTTAAGCAGATCCCAGTAGATGTCTTTACTGATACCCGTCACCCCGTTTACAGGGACGTTTGACAGGGTTTTGTGCCAGCCTTGTTCTTCATCGATTTTGGCGCGCAGGCCCAGCGCACGGGCAGTGGCGTGCAGTGTTGTCGATGCATTGGCTTCGGAATCCCAGCCGATGAATTCCGGCCAGATCACCATGACTTCACGCTGACCAAAGTTCTCGCGGTAGGTGACAGCCTCTTCTTTTGTCGCGGCACCAAATGCACTGATATAGGCAAACGCTCGCAGCTGCTGTGCAATGCCGGCCAGCTCAGTCGCAACGGGCAGGTCATCAAGCCCCGGTACACCCAGAATGCGTGGCTTCACACCCACGCGAGACTCGGCGGCCAGCAGTGCCTTCATGCCGGTGTATTCACCCGTGGCGGTTACAGCGCCGATCAGGTTGGTGGTGGTTTCGGCTGCATCGGCCCCTTCGGGCACACGTACAACGACAATTATGGGGTTGGTCTGATCTGCGATCGCGTCCAGGGATTTTGCCAGAGTGCCGGTTGTGCCGGCCTTGCTGATCGCACGGGGCATGCTGGTGACAAGTACCGGCTTGTTGGCCGGGAAGAAGTCGGCATCTGCATCGTCAGCGGTGGCAACCAAACCGATCACGGCCGTCGATACGGCCCGGATCGAGCGGGTGCCTTCGTTGATCTCGATGACGCGGACGCCGTGATGGTAATCGGTCGCCATGGGGCTCTCCTGTTGATTCAGTGTCACCAACAGTGTGCCCCTGACACGCGCGCGGACGCACGGGGTGGGACTTGTATCGATACGCTATACAAGCCCGGTGTTTGATTTATTCGATAGAAAAGGTGGGGTTGTCCAGAATTTCGCGGGCACGTTCCAGCGTTAGGATGCCCTGTGCGACAACATAGGCGATGCCCTGGTTAAGCTCTGGATCGTCTTGCGCGACCACCGGGGTAGCCGCAAGGTCGTCCATGAATATCTTGATCATGATATCCGTTTCAGTGGCTTGGTACAGTGCGACTTTTTCAGCGGTATAGAAACGCTTGCGGAAGTCGATTAATGGCCAGCGAGTAGGTTCGGGAGTTGTTTCAATTTCTGGTTCAGGCACCTGTTCATAAAATTCGTAGTTATCTGCGACAAAGTCTGCTGAAGCAACGATGCGGTTAATTTCTTCGCCGTTTTCATCTTTGATTATGTAAGTTGGCATATTGTTAACCCCATACTTTTAATATTACAGACCCATTGCCGCCAGAACCTGAACTTGGGTTTCCACTTACACTAGCCGCCCCACCCGATCCAGCTCCGCAATGCGCTGAGTTACTATTACTCCCACCAGAGGTGCCCCCGAATGGCTGGTTAATGCCACCTATACCAGGTGTTCGATTTAAAAATCTATCTCCAGCCATAGTGAATGTATTAAAATCCACAGTCACAGGCCCAATATTTGCAACAGCCCCATTTCCATATCCGTTAGTGACGAATGTGGCGGCATGCCCATTACCGATAACCCCAACACCGCCGCCCCCGCCTGCAGTATTTGCACCAGAGTTACTAGTATTGGTACTTCTGGCATCTCCACCTTTACCACCAGTAAGATTCAAATCACCACCCGAACCTGTACCACCTAACCCACCTTCAGCAGTGGCAGCTAAATAACCTACCTTACCGCCTTGTCCACCTGTTGCAGTGAGCGATAAACCAGGTCCAGTTAAAGAAGAATTTCCACCATTTGTACCGTCTGGAAGTTCTGTGTTAGATTGAACAATTTGTCCAGCACCTCCTGCTCCCACTATGATGGTTAAAACATCACCTTTTTTAAAATTATGCCTGAACTTAACAACACTTCCACCAGCACCACCACCACTGGCTGCATTTGCCTTGTATGAGCCACCCACATATCTTACAGCTGCAGCCCCAGATCCTCCCCCACCCAAAACAAAAACATCTGCCTGCATGTCAAATGGCACTAAAAAGCTACAGCTCTCAGCAAACTCAATAAAAAAACCGCCGCCACCGCTGCCACCAAAGAACTGACTCAACTGACTCATTAAAATAACCTCCAGTTGCCACCGAAATAGATCAACTCAATCGCAGCGTTTTCAATATCTATATTCAAATCTTCTGCGAGTCCCATAATGGTTTTGCCATTGCGATTGATCACACAAGTATGTGTGCCAAAACTGCCGGTGGCATCAACGATGCCGATTTTGTCACCGTTGGCCGGCGTAGCAGGCAGGGTGAGCGTGACGGCACCGGCCGAGGTGTCTACCAGGTAGCGGGTTTGAGGCGCTGCCCCGGCATTGACTGCTATCGCTTCTATGCTCCATTTGCTTTCGCGCTGCTGGAGCTGCGTGCTGGTTTTTTCAGAGCTCCATATACCTGAGTCTGATATGGCGTCATCGTCAATCAGCGAGTTCAGAAACTGGTTGACCTGTTCCTGAATGTCATTAATCGACTGGTCCAGCGCCGTTTGCAGGTTGTTGAGCAGCTGCTGGCTGCTGCTGAGCAGCTGGCTGGTGGATGCCAGCCGTGCTTCAGAGCCGTCCAGCAGCGGCTGAATTTCCTGCTCGATCACTTGCTCGGTAAAGGCTGTGACTTGCTGCTGTGCCTGTTCCAGCACCTGGTTGATGTCATCCAGCACGGGCCGGATGTGCAAGTCGATACGGGTCAAGCCGAGGTCACGCAGCTGGTTAACCTCGGTACTCCAGCTGACTTTCAGCCGTTCCAGCATGTCGATCCGCGCGTCGATATCGGCCCAGATGGCGTTGAAGTAGGCCTGACCCAAACGGGTCTGGCCATCACGCATCAGGTAGTTCTGCAGCCGGTTTGCCATGTGTGCCTCCGGTTACAGTGCAAAGTCGTACCGCTCGGCTACGTGGAAGCCACGGCGCGAGTCGGTTGTGTTGCCATCCAGCCGAATGGCGTATTCGGTTGTGGTGGCCCCCAGGGTGAAGCGTGATTCAAGCCAGTGGCTGCGGCCGTCGACGTAGTCAGTCGTTTGTGAGGTTGCGTTTACCGGGTTCCCATCCACGATCAGTGCGACGGCCAGCGTATGTACGGCGGCGTCGTAGTCTTCCAGCAGGGTGCGCACGATGATGGTGTCGCTGGCGGTTGCCAGGGTGCGCGTGGTTGAGTAGTGGCGGAAGCTCGTGCCGTTTTGGCGCAGGATCACTTCGCTGCCGTCCAGCTGCAGCCCCGGCATCAGATCGGTTGTGCCGGTGAATACGGCACGCAGAGGCAACAGCGGGGGCGATACGCTCAGGGCTTCAGCGTTGCCCGCTTCAATGGGGTACCACTCGCTGCCAATGCGGTATTCAAAGGTCAGTTCTGTGCCGTCTGGCCGGAAGCCTTCAAACAGCATGTCGAGGTCATGGATACCGCCTGCCTGCTCCATGGCCTTGAGCTGGATGACGGCACGGGGGCTGTTGAACTTGGCGAAGTTGAGCCGCAGCATCAGGTCACGCTCGCTGGCTTCCACGAAGTATTCCCGGTCCTGTGAGTACATCAGAATGCCCTGGGTGTACTCGGTGCCCTCGGTAAAACCGAGGCGATGGGCACCGCCTGAAATCACTACCAGAGCATAACGCTTGCCCGCTTCGATAAAGACGGGGCGAGACCAGGGCACACGCTGCCAGCCGGCTTCAAGGCCTGCAGCGCTGAGCGTGGCACTTGCGAGTACTTTCTGCGTATCGGGCTGGCCACTCTTAACCGCAGTCAGCATGACGGTGACCGCGCCATCGGTGGCCACACTGGTAAAGTAGATTTCGGCGCTGGTGTGCCAGCCGGTCTGGGCGCTCAGGAAGGTCTGGGCGAGTATGCTGCCCTGCACCGTGTGAGTGGTGGCGGCTGCATCCCAGTAGGCTTCTTCGTATTCATCCACCCAGTATTGAGTAATGCGCACCCAATGGGTCAGGCCACCGGGGCCGTCACGGCGGCCGTGGGCATCAGCGACTTCAAATGTTTCGCCGTTTTTACTGAAAATGCCGGTGGCAATGTCGTACTCACCCGAGCGCCAAAACGCGGAGTTGGTGCAGACCGTGCGTGCCTCGCCATAGCGAATGCGCGTGCGGGTCATGGTGCGTTGGGTCGTCTCAATGGTCTGGTATTGGTACTGGTTGATGGTCAGCTCGCCTGCGCGGTTTTCCATCCGCAGGCGCACCTGCTCGGTGTAGGCAGGCAGCAGAAAGCCGCCTTCGCTCAGGCTGGCAGCACCGTCCAAGGGGTTGTCGATCGCCAGTGCTGTGGTGGTGGCGGCACCGGGTGTGCAGCGAACGCCTTCTTGGAGCAGTGCGCTGTAGTCGACCGGTGTGGTGTCGGTTTCGCGGTCATCCAGGTAGTGGTCTGCGCCATAGAAGACGTAGTCGTCTGGCATCTCCAGGCGTTCTTTCACGCGGGCCATGTCCATGGCCAGCTGCATGGTGTGCTCAAGCGTGGGGCGGCGGGCAACGCTGTCAGCCAGTGCGGAAATGTCGCTCTGGATGTGAGCAATACGAGGCTCTGCCGTGGTGATCCAGCCTTCCAGGGCGTTGATGCGACCGGCTACTTGTTGCAGGTTGGGCAAGCGCCGAGCAGTAGCCAGCACGATTTCCTGAATGCCTGAGCTGTTCAGTCGCACATGGGCGATCAGGGTATAGCCAGTCGGCGGTTCTGGCCGTTCGGGTGTGGGTGATTCAAGCCCCTGGGCAATGTGAACCTCGGCGACACGGGCGCGTTGCATGGCGACCGTTTGGGGTTCAACCTCACGTGACTGCAGATCGATCAGGAAGTCGCGTGGCTCCATGCTGGTGTCGACTTCTTGCCCGATCAGCGACACGGCCAGCCACTTTTCATCCTGCAACGGCAGCATGGAAAACACGCTTTTCAGCTGGGTGCTTTCGCTGGCGTATACCTGGCCGGTGCTGCCGTCGTACAGGCGGCCGGGCTCGATGGATAGTTCGGTGGCTGAGTTGGAGCTCACCGCCATGCCGGTAAAGTGGCGGTCGTTTGAGATGGCATCTCGCACCACATGGCTCAGCGCTTCGTCAGCCCAACGCTGGGTGTTGTCGAGGTCTGCAGCCTGCAGCTCCTGGCGGTCGCGGAACAGTACTGATTTTTCCATGGTGAGCTCCTAGCGTTCAATAATTTGGCCGGCGATCACGTCACCGGCCAGCAGGTGTTGACGCGCAATCACAGCGCGAGAATTTCGGGTATCAATCAAGACTTTGTCTGCCTCGGCACGCATCCACTGCAGTGCCTTCAGTGGCGCATCCAGCCGGGCTGCTGATGAGCGGCCGGCGGGAAAGTACCCACCCAGGCAGTCATCGACATGCCCCGAGCGGGATACCGTAGCCGCGACTTTGATGCGGGCTTCGATATGAAAGGGCGGCATGCCCAGCCGTGTCGCGCCCAGGTGCGCCGGGCTGGCCGTGGTGCGGCCGGTTACGGTTGGGTCGTGCAGGTAAATGCGGCGGTAATAGCGCGTTTCGGTATCCAGGCGGCACAGGTGACCACCCACTGGCAGGCCTAGCAGGTAGGCACCCGGTCGGGCAGCGCGATCGCTGACAATCTCAACATCGGTACTCAGCGGCTTTAGGGATGGCGCCACGGCGCGGATAGTGAGTGTTGCGGTGTTGTAGTGGTACGCCTGCTGGTTCAGCGTGTACAGGCGGTGCCGGGCGTTGCCGGTGGCAGGGTATCCGGTGAACCCACCCACGTGCATACCCCATGAAACACCGGTGCGGGCGGCACTCAGGGTGGCATTGCCGGTAGCCGTGGCGGTGTCCCATTCCAGCGTTGTCAGTTCGTCGGTTGACCCATCTGGGTTGTGGATGACGGTGCGGGCGGTTGATCGGTACACGGCATCGCTGCGGTGCGGTGCGTCACCGATAAAGCAGCCGCCCAGAGTGACGCTGGTGTTGTGGCTGCGGCCCCGGCGCGGATAGACGCGCAACTGCGGCATAGCCGCGAGCCAGTCCCGGCGGGCCTGATCCGTCCAGCCGCCCAGAAAGGTTTTGGCCGGGGGTGACACCAGGTGTGTCACTTTGGCATGCGCCAGGCGGGCGGCGGCTTTCAGGCCACTGGCCGTACCGATCAGGCCGTGCAGGGCATGGCTGCGCTGGATGATTTCGCGGCGTGCGGCCGGGTCGTTGGGCCATACGGGCACGTCTTCGCCCCATGCCAGCCATGGCAGTAACGGCTCGGGTATGGTGTCGGGGGTGTGCAGTGTGCGCAGCACATCCGGTGACAGGTCGTGAATGCAGGCCTGCTCCAGCGCGATATCCAGCGTTGTTTTGTTTTGCGGCAGCAGTGATTCAGTCATGGCGTACCTCGACTGTTACATCGATGGCGGTACACACGGCAAGCTCACCGGGGCCGCAGGTGATGTCGGCCACTGGCTGGTCCAGGTGGACGGTACGCGCCCCATTGACCAGCAGCGCAGCTTTCAGGGCAGGCAGGTGGATGTCTACACGGAACTGGGCCAGCGATCGGGCTACGGCGGCCAGTTTTGCCCGTGCCTCTGATGCCACTTGGGCTGGGTCTGGCCCCGGCGGCACGATGAGCGTCCCGGTTACCTGGTACGGCTTGATGGCCGCTTCACGGACGCGCAGGTCTACGCCCAGCACACGGGTGTCGTCGTCGAACAGGTGTGCGTGGGCGGCAGTAAACGCGGGGCTGTTGCGGGTGCCTGGTACGTATGGCTCAGTCTCATTGTTGCCAAACAGGGCCAGCCCGATCGCACGCTGCTCGTCCGAGACTGTGTCGGCTGGGGCAACGTCCCGTGTCAGCAGGCCCACATAGACCACGCCGGGTGTGGTCATCCAGGCATCGGCGGCAACGACATCGATGTGGGCGTTGCGAGCGGCCAGCCGGTACCGGTTACGCGGACCCGTGGCAGACACTTGATAAAACGCCAGCTGGATACGTTCACGCAGGGCGGCATCTGGCTCGCCTGGCAGGCGGGTGATCTGGTAACGGGCGGCGATATTGTCCAGATCGGCCCCCATCGCCGTTGCCACCATACCCGCCTGAGCGGCTTCGTTGATTCGCTGACGCAAGATCAGTTCACGGTAGGCGTTCTCTTGCAGGTGCTTGGTCAGCGGCTCTGATTCCAGCTCCAGTGTTTGCGCGATCGCGGCTTGCTGATCAACGGGGAAGAGCGCAATCAGGGCCGCTTTGCGTTCAGCCAGTAGCGTCTCGAAGTCGAGGGTTTCGATAACGGCCGGTACCGGCAGGCGGCTCAGGTCGATGATGCTCATGCAGTACTCCCTACCGGTACGGTGATGGTCAGATCGGCGTCGAGCAGACTGCATTTGACCTCGACGGTTGCCCCGGCCGGGGCATTGAACCCCATTTGAATGCCGGCGATTTTGACACGCGGTTCCCAGCGCATGATTGCGGCCGCCGTGGCGGCGTACAGGCGCAGCACAGTGGTGCGATTCAATGGCTGATCGATCAAATCCGGTACCAGACTGCCGTACTCGCGACGCATGACGCGGCTACCGATTGGGGTGGTAATGATGTCGGCAATACTCTGGCGCACGTGGGCTTCCAGATCCGTGATTGCCGTGCCGGTGGTTACGTTCATACCCAGCGTCATTTGGTTGGCTCTCCGGTCAGGGCGGGGCCTGGCGCCACTTTGTCATGTTTGTGGTGCTGGGCAGAGATGCCATCAGATGTCATATCGCCATCGGTTTGGGTGACTGGGCCTTTGAGGTACAGGTGTTCGTATTCCAGGGTGACGGTGCCGGTGACGCTGATTTTTACATTGCGCTCGACATTGGCATTGAGGTCGCCACGGGCAGGGCTTTGGCCTGATTCAGCTGTGCCGATGTTGAGGTCCAGATTGCCCATGGTGCGCACGCTAAGGCTGTTGAGCTGGCTGTCATACATGATGACGCTGCCGTCGTTGAACTCGATCAAGTCGATGTGGGGCTGATCGCTGGGGGTGTCGAGTTCCTGGGTGTACAGGATCTGGATGATCACCGCCTGCGCGGGGTCGCCCGAGGGGCATGCCAGCACCACCTGAGTGCCAGTACGCAGCGGTCGCCAGCGGCGGAAGTTGCGGCCCACTTCAGCAGGCCATGCCAGCCAGTTGGTGAGCAAGCCGCCGGTTTTCACTCGCAGCTTGCGCGCAGCGTGATCCACCTCGGCGATGGTGCCAAGGCGGATGATGGATTCAATGCGGCGGTTCAGGTCGGCGGTATTCATACCCCGATAATGCACAGCCCTCGCGCGAGAGTAGAGCGCGGGAGTGTGTATACCGGGGTTATACAAGCCGGTTAAAAGTTGGTGATGATTAATTCACTGGCCTGGCGGGTGGTTTTCTGAGCCAAGGTGTAGCCGTAACCTACCGCGCGGATGTTCAAACCTTCCATCACGTTACGAATATCAGGGTGATCATTCAGGCTGATGATCACCTTGCTTTTGCACGTTTTGGCCTGCTCGGCGAGCTTTTCGTATTCCTGGAAGGGGAAGTCGATGCCATATCCTTCGGTCTGCCAGTAGGGCGGGTCGCAGTACATGAGTGCATCGTCCCGATCGTAACGCTGCATGCACGCGTGCCAGTCCAGGTGCTCAATCGTTGTGTTCATCAGCCGGTAGTGCGCATCTGCCAACGTTTGCTCCATATTCAAAATATTGAATCGGGCGGCACGGCTGGCATCTACGCCGAAGCTCTGGCCGGTAACCTTTCCTCCGAAAGCCAGTTTTTGAAGATAAAGAAAACGGGCCGCGCGCTGCACATCGGTAAGCGTGTCGACTGGCGTAGTGGAAAGCCAGTCCCAGTTTTGCCGGCTGCACAGAGTCCACTTGAATTGGCGGTAAAGCTCTTCCAGATGGTGCTTGACCACGCGGTATAAGTTGACGATATCGCCGTTCAAGTCGTTCAGCACTTCTGCCCTGGATGGTTCCTTGAGGAAGTACAGCGCCGCAGCGCCTGCGAAGGGTTCGCAGTAGCTGCGGTGTTCCGGGAACAGAGGTAACAGGTGCTTGGCTAGTTTACGTTTGCCGCCTATCCAGGGGACGAGTGGTTTGGGCATGTTGAGCTCCTTTCGGTTGGGAGCTCGTGGCCCTCTCGTATAGTGCCAATTGCTTACAGCGTGGGCACTTAATTTCCAGCTTTTGAAAAATTCCTTTAGCTAACAACTTGTTGCAGTTATTACATCTTATTAACTTTTGCATGTGAACCTTCAGATGTTTCTGATAGGCTCCCGGTACCGTGTCGACGCGGTGGGAAGCCTTGGCTGGTTCACAGTGCCATGTTCACTGTGTATCGGGGTTCGGTGATTGTTGGCGCAATCCCGAACCGCTTCCTCTCTTTTGCCTTGATGTTATGTGATTCTTTTCAACATGCCAGCTATCTGCTTTGTATCGGTGCGCTTTACAGGATGTGCTCAATCAGCAGATCCCGCACCAGGTCGATATCGGCTTCGGTCCAGCCGACCAGCTCGCGCTGTTCGTACTTCACATCGGGGCCATTTTTGGCCACGCGATCGCGCAGGCCGTAGTGGTGGACGCGGGCGAGTTTGGCGATATCGCCGAAGAACCCCGTGCTGACGCTGTTGGCGTTGTACTTGGCCTTGAGGTACTTGGTGGTGCGCAGCTTGGTGAACATCGCCTTGCGCCGTACCCGGCCGGTTTTGGCTTGCCCGCGTCTGGGTGCATAGGCGCTGCCATCGGGGTTGCGCTGCTCGGCGATCCGTTGGCGTTGCGATCGACGCAGCTCGGTTGCAAGGTTACGGGCCAGGTGTTTGCGTTCCTTGGGCCCCAACTTTTCAAGCAGCGGGGTTGCCCATGTTTCCAGCCGTTTCAGGTCACTCATCAGGCGTCAGCTTCTCGTCATCGTGCCAGAGCGTTTTGAACAGCACCGGCTCGGGCAGGTTCCATTCGGGCACGGGCTCGGGCAGGTGCTCGGTGGTGTAGTTGCCTTCGGCGGTGCGGTTCACTAGTACCCGCTCGGTGAGGGGCAGGGTAATGCTCAGGTCGATTTTGCGGTGGTCGATGATGTCGGCTTCAAACTGGATGGCGTCTGGCTCCATCTCGGGCTGGGCGTGTTTGACCCATGCCAGCAGCGGTACCAGCACGGTATCGGTATGGTCGGCCAGATCGCTGATGATCAGGTTCAGGGTGTACTGGTATTCAAAGTGCAGGCTGGCTTGCAGCCGTGCCTCCAGGTTGCCGCGATCGATGAACACCTGCAGCTTGTCCGGGTTGCGCTGCAGGTCACGCACGCTGGCGATCAGGTATTCACGCAGTTCAAGTGGCTTGCGCATAGACCTCTCCGGATGGGGCGATGTAGATTGTTTGGTCGTCATGGCCCCGGGTCATGTAGTCCTCGCCGTACAGCTGTACGGCACGGTACCAGCCGCGGCGGCGCAGGTACCACATGCCGTCTTTTTTCAGCCAGCGCAAAAATTCACGGTTGCTCTCGTCAAACCATTTTATGTCGAGCAGGCCCTGCTTCATGAGCTGGTACAGGGCATCGTGTATGGCGCTGCCGCGCATGCTGTTGGGGGTGTCGACGGTGGGGCCGGATGGGCCGTCCCATGCGTAGCCCGCTTCGAGCGTCAGGGTGCCGTCTGGCTGCAGGGTGATCCAGTCGGTTTTCAGAGTGCGACCCGGTTTGATACGCGTCTGGAAGGTCTCGCTCTCTGGCAGGTCGTATTTCCAGTTGCGCTTACGGTATTTCATCGGTCTGATCCTCTTCCAGCAGGTCCAGTAGATCGGTGCACAGGCCATCGGCCGGGTAGCCAGGCACGGCCACGCGGATCATCCGCAGCAGGATGGCACGGGCCACCGGGTCGGACTCTGCACAGTGGCGGGTTTGCAGGGTGACTACGTGCACGGTGCCATCCACGGCTGTGGCTGACAGGTCGCCCAGCTGGTAGCCGTCTTGGAAGCGCGGGGCTGAGCAGCCGGCGAGGGTGGCAACGATGGCGGCAGTGAGTAGGGTGCGCTTCATGCGGCGATCTCCTGATTTGAGTAACGGTCATAGGCATCAGCCAGCCGGGTGTCGTATTGGTTTTTCTTGTAGCCGGGGCCGTTGTAGCGGCGGGCGAACCCTGCCCAATCCTTGGCCTGCAGGGCGGTGAGCAGATCCGCGTCGGCCTGGATGAAGCGCACGAAGGTGCCCAGCTGGTTGGCTTCGGTGGTGCGCTGCAGGGCAACGAAGTCATCCACGCTGTCGAACCCCAGACGCTGCCAGTGGAAGCCCATGATCTGGAACAGTCCCCAGCTGCAGGACTCCATGGCGCTCTGTTCGTGGATCTTCATCGCGTTGCCAAGGCGGAAATGCTCAGCGCTGAGGCCGCGGTAGCCGCCGGGTGTTTTGTTGATCAGACCGGGGTAGCGGGCGCATAGGGCGGCCACGTCCGCACGGCTGAAACCGTTGGCGAGCAGACGGCGGCGCATGATGTGGCGTTCGTACAGGATCACCACGCGGCCGTCGGGCAGGAAGCCGTTGCCACGGCTCTCGACTTCGCGCACGGCGTGGATGGCTGCTGTATCGACATCCAGTAAGTCGGCGGCCTCTGCAATGTGGTCGTTGCCCAGGAAGATGCCGGTGTCCTGGCGCAATAGCGCCGCCCATGTCTTTGGGCCGACAATGCCATCGTCGATCAGTTTGTGATCGCGCTGGAAGGCACGCACGGCGGCATCAGTCTCGGCACCGAAGTCGCCGTCGATCACTGTCACATCGTAGCCAGCGGCCTGCAGCTGCTTCTGCAGCACGCGCACGTCATAGCCGGAATGGCCAATCAGAATCAGTTCCATTGATGCCCCCTTGCGAGTCGGATCAGTTGAGCCACGTTGCCGTGGGCGTACCAGGTGGCGGCTGTCAGCAGGCAGAGCATCAGGATGCCGATCGGGTGGATCTGGGTGCTGCTGATTTTGCCGGTGACGATGCACAGGGCGACCGAGCCGGTCACGACAATCACCAGCCAGGCGAGCAGTGACACATGCCGTTTGAAGCGGGCCGCACCGCGGCGGTAGAACAGCAGCCGCAGGCAGGTGCCGGCGGCGCTGGCGAATACGATCAGGTCGAGCAGGTTCATTNCGGCAGGGTGACTGAGATGCACAGCACGCCGCCGAGGAATCCGGCCACGCCGCTTTCCTTGATGAAGGTGAGGTTGATGATCTCGGGCGCGGCGATGTAGCCCATGGTCAGGCTGATCAGCAGGTACATGGCACGCACCCAGTGGCGCAGCTCTTTGGCTGACATGACGAACAGGGTGGCACCGGCAAAGGCACCGATCAGCGCGTTGCCATCAATACCAGGGAAGATGGCGGCCAGGCCGACACCGGTGGTGGCAACTGCGATGGCGGTGGTAGTGCTGGGCTCTGCCATGGGGCTCTCCTTAATCCCAGAGTTGGAGCGTTTTGGTGACCGGCGTGCTGTCTGCCAGGGCGGGTAACATGATCAAGTGTCCGTGGGGCAATATGGGGCCCAGCTCGCACAGGCCGGGGTTGGCGGCATAGACCTGCTCGGTGACGCGGCCGGTGCGGCCGTAGTGTCGCCAACAGATCAGGTCGACGGTGTCGCCTTGCTGTGCCCGCACCTGAGTGGCCATCAGATCAGCTCCACCGTGGTGCGCTGCCGGCCGCTGATCTGGCGGATCGCCAGAATGGCCTGACGGCGGTACTGGTCGATGGTCGGGTCGAGGTTATCGGCACGGTCACCGCCCTGCAGGGTGCTGTCATAGTCGCGGTAACGCTCGGTCAGCTCGGCCTTGGCGAAGTTGTAGACGGCGCGGCGGTACAGGATAAGGTTGATGCTGTCGCCACCGATCGCTTCAGCGGGTACGTCGGCCAATGTGGCGTGACCAGCAAGCACCTGCTTATCCTTCCAGGCCGTCAGATCCGCGTTGGTGTCGATGATGCCGTTGAGCAGCGCTTCGCGCAGTCGCTCCGGCGTGATCTCGGAGCCGATCCGCATCACCGCGCGGCAGTCAGTCAGCGAGATTGCAGGCCAGAAGGCGCTGTTGCCGATATCGGGCTCTTCCATGCTTGGTGAGTTGGCGACGAATCCAGGTCCAGCCATGGCAGTTACTCCTGCATCCAGCAGATCATTTCTTCACGAGTCATATCGACGCTCTCAGGAAAAACGGCGTATTTCCCATGATGTGCAACGCTTCGGTCGAGATCTGCAATCTGTTGCTGTTCCACTTCATTCACCTGAATACAGATCGGGGTTTCGTCGCTGGAGTACCAGGTATCGCCGATTTTTACGTTCATGGCGGGGCTCGCTTTGAATAGGTGGGCGGTGAAGGTGCGCATCAGCCTGGGTAAACCCTGCATCAGCACACCTGCCGCCCGACGCGTTGGGACGCTCGGTTAAGCCTGCTCTGAATCAGAGCCGGGCTTGTTCTGTTGCAGCTGCTTTTCGAGCTGCTTGATCTTGGTTTTAACGCCGCTGCGGTCGTCGTAGTCGAAGGCGACTTTCAGGTGGTGCAGCGCTTCAGCCGGGTCTGAGGTTTCAAGCACAATGCCGATCGCTTTATGCAGCTTCGCTTTCACCTGGTCGGGCATGTCGTGGCTGGCCGTCAGCACGCCCACCTTGCGCAGCGCGTCTTCTGGGACAGCATCGTTGTTGACCAGCACTGCCTCGGCGAACTGTTCAGCCAGAAGACAGGGCAGCGAGCGGCTGAACGCATCGGCCATGCTCAGGTTGTGACGCATGGCGTATTCGGCCAGTGTCAGTGCAGCGTCGTATTCGCCGGCATCAATGCACCAGAGCATGAGGGTGGTCAGCACATCGTCTTGAACGCCGGCATCGGACTCCAGCACGCCTTTGATGTACGGCTCGTACTCGGGCAGCATTTCCCGCTTGAGCTCGGCGCGAGCCTTCATCGACTCGATGCCCTTCAAGCGGCGTTTGTCTTCGTAGAGCTTGGCCAGCATCAGCTCGTACTGGCTGGCATCTGGGCGTACCTGTGAGTCAGCGGCGGCAGCGGCTTCCTGCGCCGCTTTCACGCGCATCAGGTGGCGTTTTGCGGGTGAGATCATGTCAGCACCTTTTGATCTGAGGCCTGGCTGCTCCTTAAGGAGCAGCCGGAGCCTCGGTGACGATGTTTTCGATCAGACAGCCCACACCGTAGTCTTCGATCACGTAGGCATCGTTGGATGACTCGTAGTTCTCGATACGGTCACGCTTGGGGTTGTCCATGAGGTGGCGACGGCGCGCACCTTCCTGGAAGTAGATCGACAGGTTATCCAGTCGGGTGATCAGCATGGCGCCCGCCGGTACGAACGGTGCGCGTACAGCCGGCAGACCGCCGACACGCTTCTGGCTGATGATCAGGTCAGCCGCCAGAGTTTCGGTCGGGGCGTGGTTCTTGTTCACCAGTGGGAAGTACTTGTCGGCCAGCAGGTCGCGGCCCATGATCGCTACCAGCTCGGTGTCTTCGCGGTACCAGGGCTCGATCAGGTTGTTCACGGCGTCATATACCAGCGCGTCGATGTTGGCGTAATCACCGCCCTCATAGGCTCTGACCTCGCCGGAGCCATCCACCACTTCAGCCATTACGCGCTCGGCGGCCTCGCTGCGGTACTTCTGCAACCAGCCGATGTTCACGTCCTGCAGCAGCGGGTTGGTCGCCACATTGGAATCGGTGGCATAACTGGTGCCATTGAAACCGATGGTGATGCGGTCCAGTGCCTGACGGCGCAGGATGGCGTCACGGATGCGGGTCTGGAAATCCGGGAACTTGGCCCACAGGTCCAGCTTGGCATAGGTGATATGGGTGTCGCTGTTGTTCTTGCGGCACAGGTAGCCGCGCTCATCCAGGTTGGTCGGATCTTTAGTCTGGCGATCCTTGGTGGTGGTGTCGGTGTTGCTGGCAATGGGACTGCCGATGCCAAGGCCCAGTTTGTCACCCTGCATCTCGGGCACACCGATGATGTTGATCTTGCTCAGGAAGTCGGAGCTTTCCTGCATTTTGGTTTCCAGCGTCTGCTGGATAGAGGGCTGCACGTTGAACTTCGCGCTCGGGTCAGCGACACCGTTCAGGGTGCCGATCTGAGCCATGTAGGCGTTGAACTTCAAGCGGGTTTCGTTACGCATGGTCTGTCTCCAGTGATTCGAGTGTGTCCGTTCGGCGGTACCGGCTTAACAGTCGGTGACCTGCTCTCCTTTGCCGCCAGAGGCAGCCGGGCGTTGGGTGAAGTTCGGGGTGTTGTCGAGTTTCTGTTTCAGCTCGGTCAGTTCGTCCTGGGCTGCTTTCAGATCGGTTTGCAGCTGCTGGAGTGCAGAGCTGTCGCCACCGTCGCTCAGTTTGCTGAACTGGTCTTTCAGGCTGGCCAGTTCGCCGGCGATCGCCTCGATCGCTTCAGAAAACTCACCGTCTTTCTGGGTGCGCTGGCCTTCGTTGCGGCTCAGCATCTCTTTCACGCGGGTCAGTAGGGAGGTGTTGTCTTCGAACTCCAGCTCGACTTCACGGGCGGCGCTGAACACGTTCTCGGGCTTCTGCTTGCGAGCATTCAGCGGATTCTTTTCAGCCTGAGTAGCTGCAAATTCCAGCATTTCAGTGCCCAGCGAGGCAGGGGAGTCGGTCACGGCCAGGCCGACCAAGTACGCTTCGCCCTTGTCGGCAAAGTTGTGGTCGATCTCCATGCTGGTGTAGACCTTCTTGCGCTTTTTGTTCAGGGCGATCAGGTCATCGTTCGGCGTGATCTGGGCGTACAGGGCTACCTTGTCTTCACCATCGATCTGGATGGTTTCGGTCTTCAGGGCGGTTACATCACCGAAGGCGCCGAAGCTGCTGTCCGGCGCCATGCCGCGCACATGCNTCACCTTCAACACCTACGCGAAACCATTTGCTTTTCAGCGCCTTCTTGGCCATCGGTCTGTCCTCGTCTGATTTCAGCTGCTGCTGTTCGTTATCGATGTGGACAGGGTGGGCATATGCGCGCGGGGCTTCAATCGACGCCACTTGTATAGCGCGGCTATACACGGAACAAGAGGGGGATGGAGGCGGTTAGATCGCTACTCTGGCGGCATGAATGCAATGACTGACGTGACAGAGTTGGACCCGCGACGCCTTGCCAGGCTGCTGTACTGGCAGGGGTTTCGCGTTGCCCGTATTGCGGAGCAGCTGGGCGAGAAGGCCGCCACGGTTCACAGCTGGAAAAAACGCGACGCATGGGATGAGACTAAACCCATCGAGCGGGTCGAGTTTGCCGTAGAGGCTAGACTGATCCAGCTTGTAATGAAAGACCCCAAGGAAGGCCGCGACTTCAAGGAAATAGACTTGCTCGGTCGGCAGATCGAGCGTATGGCACGGGTGCGCCGGTATCAGGAGCCCGGCGGTCACGAGGGCGACCTGAACCCGAAGGTAGCCAACCGCAATAAGGGCGAGCGCAAAAAGCCGACGAAAAACGAGGTCACGGATGAGATCGCCGAGCAGCTCCGTGCGGCCTTCTTTGATGAGCTGTTTGGCTACCAGAAGCACTGGTACCGGGCCGGTGAAAAATACCGTATCCGCAACATCCTCAAGAGTCGTCAGATCGGGGCCACCTACTACTTCGCCCGGGAAGCGCTGCTCGATGCGGTCGAGACCGGCCGCAACCAGATCTTCCTGTCGGCATCCAAAGCGCAGGCCCACGTCTTCAAGGAGTACATTCAGGCGTATGCCCGCGATGTGGCCGACTGGGAGCTGACCGGCGACCCGATCGTGCTGTCGAACGGTGCCACGCTGTACTTCCTCGGCACCAACGCCCGCACCGCCCAGTCGTACCACGGCAACCTGTACTTCGATGAGTATTTCTGGACCTACCAGTTCCAGACGCTTCGTAAAGTCGCCTCCGGCATGGCAATGCACAAAAAGTGGCGGCAGACCTACTTCAGCACGCCATCCAGCCTGAGCCACGACGCATACCCGTATTGGTCCGGCGAGTTGTTCAACAAGCGGCGCAAGAAGGGCGAGCGGGTCGATATCGACACCAGCCACGCGGCGCTGAAAGACGGCAAATACTGTGACGATGGCCAGTGGCGCCACATCGTCACGGTGGAAGATGCCGTTGCCCAGGGTTGTGACCTTTTCGACCTGGATCAGCTGCGCCTGGAGTACAGCGAGCCGGAATACGAAAACCTGCTGATGTGCCAGTTTGTCGACGACAATAAGAGTCTGTTCGTCCTGATGATGATGCAGCGCTGCATGGTCGACAGCTGGGAAGTGTGGAGCGACTTCAAGCCATTCGCGCCGAAGCCGGTGGGCAACCAACCGGTCTGGATCGGCTACGACCCCAACGGCGAAACCGAAACCGGCGACAACGCAGGCCTGGCCGTGATCCTGCCGCCCGAG